AAGAACAGATAGTTCCGTCTATATCAATCATAAACTTTCTAGCCATTAGTCTGACCCCCAATCATATTCAACATCCATTGCCTTTTCAGCAATCTCCTTATCTAGCTCGTCTAGTTTCTTACCGAGCTCAAATTCTATCTTACTACCACTTGGAGAGCTGTGATACTCTTTCAGAAGTGTCTGATACTCATTATCTAATTCAATTAATCCCATAACCTTATTCTCCATGCCTTGCGGCTTCAATTTCCATGTCTCGTATTTCATACGAACACCACTCACAAACTTTACCATAGAAGTTGTGATGCTTAACTATCTTTACACCACTTTCATTACAACAATCACATTTACTATTTTCTGCCATAACCTTATTCTCCTTAATTATCTTTGTAGACATCTTCTGCCTTCCAACCACTTGTATCAACAACACCTGTTCTGTCTTCAATTTCTTTTTCACTCATAGCTTCCGTAAAACTTTTTTCATAGTACTCAATGACTTTCATTAAGTCATACGAGGTGCTATAAGGGAAACAAGACAAAGTGTCTGATATTTTTAAATAATCATAATATCCAAAAATGGAATTTATAATCTCTGCTTCAATTTTTTTGAAACCATCATAATCTTTAGGAGTAAACTCCTCAAGCTTATATAACTCGGACAGACCGTCCTCAATTTTTTCTTTCGATAGATAACTCATACTAACCTCACTTTCTATACATATAATATCACGCTAGAAGCAGCGTTGTCAACAGGAAAGATGCAGAAAAATGCATCTATTTTGCTGTGCCATAATGGCCATTTATACGATGAATGATGAGAATTTATTAGCTTCGTTAGTGGTTTGAGGCTGATCATTTGTGAGGGTTTGTGCTGATTCTTCTACATCATACAATCTCATTTTAGGACGATCAATACCAATAACGAATCTTTTGTTTTTAGTTAAATCGTTATATCGATTCTTTAACTGTTTGACCATTATCTGATTCATCTCTTCGAGTTGTTCTGTAGATATAAGAGCTAACATCAAGTCAGCTGTAGCTGGAAGTCCGAAAGACTCCGCGGTATCTGTAAGTTCTACATCAGTATTAGCAAATCCTGATCTAGTAACTTGAGTTGCAGACCATACTGGAACTTTAAATTCGCCAGCTAATCCACGAAGTTCTTCTGCAATGGCTTTGATTAGTGAATAACTATTGATTGCACCACCAAGACCTTTGACTCTAGAAGAAGCACATATATTAATATAATCAATAAAGATTACATCGGGAATAAAATCTTTCTTCAGTTTTAATTCATTGAGAAGTGCTCTGAAGTGACCAACGTGAGCGGTAGATGTAGGATATTCTTTTACAATAAGTTTACCTTTTGTTTTTGCTTTAATAGTATCAACTTTTCTATCAAACAAATCTTTAGGCATATTCTCAACTTGATCAATCGGAATATCCATAAGATTAGCATCGATACGTTCTGCAATTCTTTCTTCAGCCATTTCTAAAGTAATATATAATACATTCTGTCCTTGAGATAATGCTGCTGACGCAAAGTGACACATGGCCAAAGATTTACCAACACCTGTGCCAGCAAGAATGATATTAAGAGTTTTCTTAGTGATACCACCTTTAGTAATCTCGTTAAACATTTCTAAATCAAATGGAATACGTTCTTCTTTTTCGTGATAAAAATCAAAACGTCCGTCAGCATTCTCAATATAATCGTGACCTACATTTGTATCAAATGAAACAGATAAAGCTTTAGAAAGTATTTCGGGTATTACACCCTCTGCAACACCTTTCTTTTTACCATCAATAATATTAATAGACTCCATGATAGCAAGATATAATGCACGATCTTTGCACCATCGTTCAGTAGTATCAAGAAGCCAATTCATATCACAATCAACTGGCTGATCTACTGTTTTTATTAGGTTAACAATTTCATTAAGGTCTTGACGAGTTGTAAACCCCGATGATTGTAATTCAATATCTAATACAGAAGATGTCGGCAGTTTATTAAACTTTGATATAAACGATAGGAATAAATCATAGACAGGGCGATGTTCTCCCTCAAAGTATTCTGGCTTTAAATGTGGTAAAGCTTTTCTACAGAAGTCTTCATTCTGAATCAACTTCTTGATAATTATCGTCTGTATATTCTCTTGTGTCGTGTTTGTTTCCATCAATAATAATGTCCCTTAAAATATCCCCAATATGATTTTTAAATTCATTAGAGTTTGTTAAATCTTCTTCCATACTTTCTGGCTTATACTCAAGTTTCCAATCAAACTTAAGAGTCATAGTGCCATCTTTATTTTCTTCAGTAGGAGCTTCAACTTTTCCGTATGTGTATATTATATCAGAATATTTTCCAGATAAAAGTTTAATCGCAAATAAATCTGCATCGGCCTTTTCTACTAGTTGCCAATCTATATCTCTTTTATACATCTTCTTCTTTTGGTTCTTCACCAAACATTGATGTGTGAGCAACTTTAAATCGTTTCTGTATCCACTCAAAGAAGTCAGTTTTAGAGAAAAGGTTTTCCCAAAACTCTGCATTTAATGTTTGCTTTGCACGAACATTACCCGACAGTTCTTCTCCCGTTGCTGGATTCTTTGCTTGATACCAACCGTTCTTAGGTTTAACTACATATCCACCTTGTACTGCAACATCTAAAAGGCCAGACCATTTTTCGATACCACCTTCCCAAGTTACAGTAATAGGAATCTTAGATTTTTCTTTTACAAATCGTGATTTTTCTACATTGATTACAAAGTGATAACCTTGTATTTCTGTGCCAGATTTTTCTTGCTGACGTCCAATGATCCATACGTTATCAGCTGAATACATAATTCCCGTACCACCCGATACAATAGCTTTTGGAAATAATCCAATCTCCATGTAAGTATGGTTAACAGCTAATAAAGGAACATCTTTTAATGTTAACATTGGAGTTATCATTCTGAATAATCCTTTGAGAGCTTTTGCACGAGTCATATCTGCAACAGATTTTTCATTCATTGCATCTTCTACTTCTTTCTTAGAAGCAATATTACCAACTGAATCAATAATAACAATTACTCGATCTTTTCTATCAATCTCTTGTAACTGATTTACTAAATCAAATTTTAATTCTTCTACATTTGTTACTGGCGTATGTAGAACTCGTGATGTATCAATATCAAAACTTTCGAAGTATGATTGTGGTGAACCAAACTCTGAATCGTAAAACAATAATACTGCATCGTCATACTTCTTCAGATATGCTGAAGCCATTAATAGCGCAAATGATGTTTTGAAATGTTTCGAAGGGCCAGCTAATACTGTAAGGCCAGAAGCTAATCCGCCATCTAAACTACCCGATAATGCTACGTTTATCATAGGAACAGAAGTCGTAGTAAATTCTTTTTCACCAAAGAACTGTGATTTATTTAATACGGCGGTTCCAGTAACGCGTGAAGTTTTCTGTAATTTTTCTAATAGAGACATAGTTATCCTTTTTGTTGACGACAATTATACAATAATACTTATCAAATGTAAAGAACTTAAACTAAAAATTCTTCTAGACTATTTGGCTGTCTTTCAACAACATATTCTTGTTTATTATTATCTTGACGAATAAAGTTAGCATCGACAGTATCGATATTTCCATCTAGCCAGTCTTTGACATTTTCAGCCATATCACTTGCTGTACACACTGGCACATTTTGACAAATCATATTAGCATTTTTCTTACCACCTAGTAATTGGAAATCTTCAGGCATTTTCATTAAAGCTAATGCTTCACGAAATGTAATAAATCTATCTTCTGTAGGATGAGCTAACATATAAGGTAAGTGACCTACAAATGCACCAATACAATCTTTTGGAAAGATAATACCACGTCTCATAATACCACCACCTACTACTGTAAGCTTATGATGTTTTCTACGACAAGAAGCTGCAAACCTTTCGTATTGTTCTCCTTCGAAACCATCTGCCCATTCAGCTAGAATCTCGTAACACTTATCTTCTCCATAATGTCTTTCTAGATAAGAATTTGCTTCTCTTGTCTTTGGAAGCTGTTCAATAAATTCTGCGTGTGATATACCACCATGTACTACTTCTAAAATATGTTTGTATGTAATATCGTCAGTAGGTTTCTTATTGCTAATACATTCATTCATAGGATCATCTTCAGATACTTTTGCATTTAGAATAATATCTGTTGCTTTTTCCATAGGTTTATTATAATACTTAAATACTGGAACACGATCACTTTTCCAAAAGAAGTAAAAAGAACGCTGACGTACTTGACCAATACCATGAAGTCTTGATGCTGTACGATATAAAGAAAATGTATATCCAAATTCTTCAGCAAGTTTACGAAGCTTTTCTACAACAGGTTTACCCATATTACCAGCTAAGTGAGGTGAGTTCTCTCCCCAAAGAACTTTAGGGCCGAGGTTCTGTAAAACATATTTTGATGATTCAATCATCCAATCATTATTATGATTATCGCCAGATGCTGTTGGACTTAAAGTAGAAAGTCCTGCACAAGGACATACACTATTTACTACATCTACTTTTTCTAGAACACCATTATAATCATCAAGTACATGATAAGGTACTTCATTGTTATAGTAGTTTAATAATTGTGAATCATTTGCTTTAAATCCACTATACGACATAATATATTCGGGACGTTTCCCAAATACCTTTTCCATTGCAATAGTTTCTCCACCAATTAGTGGTATAATACTTGCAAACTTATACGAAGAACTCATCTAATATCCCTTCACTTTTTCTGCTGTTTAAAGCTTTTTTCCATTGTACAGTCATTGTTAATTTTGTTTGGCCTTTCCATGGGCCTGATGTTATTTCTTTAGGTTTTAATCTTACGATGCCTGGCCACATCACAGCAATCTTTCTTTGAGATGCATTGTGATTCTCAACTGTTCTATAAACTTGACAACCACCTTTAGCACTTGTTTCAGATGTACATAAACAATATTTTGAAAAGATTCTATTTTCATATCCTTTACTTAATAGTTGTAAGTTAACATCAATATCTTGTCCCATAGTTACACGCGACCATTGTATGTCATCGGGTAAATTAGGCCCATCATAAAAAACGATTTGCATTATTCTTTCATTTGATCTAATAGGATAACGATTAGGTTCTGAAGTTGGCTTCATATTAGAAGCTAACATACCAACATGAATAATACCATTGTCCATAAATTCATTCACTTCTTGGAACAAAGTATCGAAGTCATCTTCTGTAAATGCTCTACTGACTCCGTTCTTAAAACCCCATACTTCTTTACCATCAATCGTAACTGGCTCTTTGTAATGCCATGCATGTGCATCATCATCAACTACAACGTATCTTTCGTCTCCATAGTTTTCTTGTATCCATTGTCTAGTAGGAGAAAGTTTATTTATTTCTTTTGGAAGACAGGCAACTTGATTACCGTAAATAAATTTCATTTCCTCGTACTCGTGAGCTTGTACAACGAAAACAACATCTTTTTTATATTTATCAGGTAAACTATTATAGGTTTTTTGATCGTGTGTTCTATTCAAAGTTGGAATTATTATTTTCACTTATCTCTCCCAGTATAGTTTTCTTTATAATTTAATAAAATGAAACTCATTAAATATTCTTTCACTTCTATACCAACATCTTCCATATACTCTTTGGCAAACTTACAACCTTCTTTCCATTTACCACTATTAAATTCAATATCAGGCATTACAACTCGTGATACTCCAACTTGAACTAATCCTTTCCAACATTCTTCACAAGTAGGTAAACCCCAAATATAAACAGTAGAACCTTCTAGCTTAACTCCATGTTCGACTGCATTGTAAATCATATTCTTTTCTGCATGAACAGTAAGTTTAAGTTTCATTTCTCTATCATATAAATCTCTTGGTGCATCTTTAATACCTTTAGGAAAACCATTATAGCCTGTTGCTATAATCTTTCTATTCTTAACTGCAATAGAACCAACTTGTGTTGAAGGGTCTTTTGACCACTCAGCAACTTCTTTTGCCATTCTTACAAATCTAACATCCCACTTGTTCATTTCTTGCTTTCTCTGCTTCTGCTCTAGCTAATAATATAAGCTCTTCATAATCTGCTTCTGACTTATCAATATATTCTTGTATTAAATTAAAATGTCTTTCATAAATATGAAGTGATCCTACATTCCAATATATAGGGCCTGGTTCATAAGCAATCATACAGTCGGTTTCTAAATCCTCAATGAGTTTATCACGAACATGCTTCTGCCAAGCAAAATCATTATTATATCCATATACAATATCATTAGAACGCATGTATACACAAGTAACTAATTTTTCATCTCTAACAAAATACTGTACATTATTAGTACAAATAAAATCAGACATACCATCTTTAAAAGCATCAAGCCATATCGTAGGTCGTGTATAAATCATTGTTGCTCGTCTAGATGCTGGATTCTCTCCAAGTTCCATACGAACATTTTCATACTGACACATATTATCTGGCGACCATATTAGATGTCCATAATTAGAATTAATTAAGTCATAGTTTGATGAAACATCTTTCCAAATTTGTGGTGTATTGCCTGGAATATCATTTACATTAAGAGATTTTGATTCATACCATTCTAATTCGCGTTTAATATAATCTTCATTAGGTTTACCAAAAATAGAGTTTTCATTAGCTTCAAAAGATGCATTGATAATCTCAATTACTTTACAGCCAGATTTATCCTCTACAAAATTTTCATGAACAAAATTAAAAACTACATCATTGCGGATATCTTCCACATTGTTATGCATCTTTTTTCTTTCTATTTAAATAATCTTTTGTACCATCTTGTCCATCAATACCTTGTCTACAATATGCTACAATAAAAGACGAATAATTAATTAAGTCTTTTGCTGAATCTTCGAGTGATTCAAAGTTAGGTTCATAGCTTGGATTTTCTTCCATGCCTTCAACTACTGAATACATACGAAGTACTTTAGCCCATACTATATCAAGAATAGTTGCAACACCTCGTGGATAATACATTGTTTGTCGAACACGACTATCGGGATTGTTGTAATCTTGTGACTTCTTTATCTGAAGTTCTGCACATTCTTGTAATACTTTGATGGACTCTTTCTGCGTATTTTTATCATCTATTGTCATAATAATACTATATCACTTTCATTTGATTTTGTCAATGTTAAATTTAATTTCTTGTATTTACTAAAATAAAATGCCAACCACATTGTGTTTTAACTGGGCCAACTACTTCGTTTAATGGTGCACTAAAACAAGCTTGTTCAAACTCTGGTAACATTTGTCCGCGACCGAAGAATCCTAAATGGCCTCCTCTTTTTGCACTGTTACAAGTAGAATGTTGTTCAGCCATTTTAGTAAAGTTTTCGGGTGTAATAAAGCCAGTTAACTCTGAAACTTTATCTTCATCTTTAATTAATATATGTTGTGCTGCTACTGTTGTCATACTTTCTCCTTTAAATTGATGGGGTTGGTAATGCAGTCCCCCCTGCAGGTAGCGTTCCTCACGAACCGTGTAACTTGACACGCGACCGCCTCGGAACTAATGTAATCTAACCATTACAGTTAGCTTTACATCTATTAGATAAAACCATTAGGGTCGGTGCCCATAAGCCAACAAAGATACCTGTTATCTTTGATAATCCTGGCTCTACTCCAGGCCATACTTCACACCAAATTGCAATAGAAATTACAATAGATGCTAAAGATGCCCAAAAGAATACTTTATCATAGTTCATAATTTATTCTCCTAATCTTTTCATTATGTGAGATGTTTGACCGAGATTTATAATTCTACCTAGAATATCTTCATAACTTCCAAGTACATGAAGTCTTCTATCAGCAGACATCATAATTTCTGCTCGATCACTATGTTGAGGTGATGTTTGAATATATTCAATTCTATCAATAGGGACTAGAATTTTATTCTCTGGCCTTTTTAGTTCATTAGCTTTCTTTGACCAATCATTAACACTCACTCTATAACATTCAATAAACATTTTTTCTCCTTAGTTCTTTTTTAGTGCAAACTCTAAAGCTCGAGTTGCTTCTAAACGTAAAGGCCTATGTTTGTACCAACCTCCCGTTTCTCCATCTATTTCTTTGCATAAAATTTCTATCTGATCTGGTGTGACTGGATAGCCTCTACGCAAAGCTTTTGATGCAATTGATACCATAATCTGATACATTTTATGATACCAACCTGTTTCCGAAATCATTTTATATTCTGTTACTAACTGTTGATTTACGAATGGACAATCACGATAGGTTGACCATTTCACATCTGTATTAGTTAAGTTTTCTTTCTTATATGATGCAAGCATTTCATTAATTTTTTCTGGCCACTTATCATTTTCTATTTTATAATCTTTGTATTGTGAATGTTTACCCATTAATAAATCGGGATCAATATGTTTAGTTGGAGTTCGATGTTTATAAAAGAATGCAAATGAGTCGGGATACTTAGCTGGTACATAATACATACGAGATAAGTCTTTTGTTTGTGGATCGTTTACTTCTCCAAATTCCTTATTAACGGCAAACCATAAGTGTTTAATTTCTTCATTCTTAACACTTCGCGTAAGGGGCAATACAATTCTACATTTAGGTTTTTCTTTTTTAGAACTGGCCGATGAATAGCAAAAATACCTATAACTTTTGAATCTTGCCAACATATCAGCAATTGTTCCTTCATAGTCGTCAATGTCAAGAGCAACCCATCCACCCCATTGTATAACATTTGTATTAGCTCTTGTGGTATCTCTTTTATAAATTGCAGGAGAGATAAGTGCAGCTGTTTCTTCATTAGGTCTTTCTCCTTTCCTAGGTTTTCTTTTTACTTCTTTTTGTAAATCTTCCATCATATCTTCAAACTCTTCAAACGAAGCAAAATTCATTTGTCGATGTGTCTTGTTATCAAATATAGATTTAAATATTGTTAGACTATATGTCATTTAGCTTTCCGTGATTATCCGTATGGATTGGTGGCTCCCATCCATCAGGTTTAATTAAATCGGGTAGACCAAAAGGGTTTGGTCTTTCTTTCTTAATTCCAATCTCTTTATTCATATTGGCTTCATAGACTTCTCTCCAAGCTTTATGTCCGTCTATACCAAATAAATCTAAAGTACCAATAGCAAATACACATATATCAATTAAAGCATCTACAGTTTCTTCTGCGTTTACTTCTTTACCTCGAACCGCTTGGTCAAGTTCATCTACTTCTTCTTGAATGCATTCTGTTCTAAACTTTAGAAACTTACGAAGTTTATCTTTATCCATTTTGTCAATCACATCATGTACACCATAATGTTCATGCATCATATTCATATCTTCTGTCCACATATTATCCTCTTTCTAAAACTCAAAAAATTCTTGTAGATTTGCTTTTGGTTCAGCAGTCCAACCAATAGAATCTAAAATTATTTCTAAAGGGTCTAAGAATGTTTTTTTGAATTGTATATTATAATCTATATACTTGTGAATGTCAAACTCTTTCGGCAATACATTTTTAAAAGCAATGACATTTTCTTTAAAAGGGTTTGGTGTCATAAGATATAAAAATTTAATCTTATCACCTTCTTGAATCTTTTCATACTCATTTTCTAAGCCATGGACTTTTAAATAATGATTATAAAGTAAAGCACCGCGACAATGAATAGGTGTGCCCTTTACATAAATTGTAGATCGATTTGCAAACTTACTTACGTCACTTACACTTCTAGGAAAAGAAATATCTTCAGGTGGCAAAGAAGTAAAATGTTTTTTGAATAACTTAATACCATCTTGAGTTTCTTTCTCATTAGCATTCATCATTAATATAAACATTTTTTTCATTGCCTCACGACAAACCATGGGTGTAGAAGATTTAACAGCTTCGATACCCATCATCTTTATCTTAGGTTGTGCGTATTGAACACCTTCATTATTGTGCACGTTAAGAATATATCTTTTCTTTGCAGTCCAGATACCACGATCAGCAATTGCTTCTCGTTTCATAACCATGCGGTTTGTGTATGCATTTGTTTCATTAGCATATTTGCCATAAGTTTTTTCTAGAACTTTTTCTAAAGCATCATTTGCAAACTGATCTAACCATTCAATAGGTTCTTTATCAGAAGCATGTTTTTCAATAATATCATCAACTGTAATATAAAGTGAATCAGTATCAATTGCAATCACACGATCTTTATCATCTTCCATAATACTTTGCATATACTCATTTACTGCTTTTTCACCACGCTTAATAACTGTTTGTCCTGTAAGAGTTACACCTTCAGCAATCTGTGGTTCATAAAACTTGAAGTACTTATTAGCCATAGCACCATAAAGAGAGTTAAGTAAAATCTTGATTGCAGTTTGTGATGTTTCAAGTCTTGCAATGTTTGACTCTATCTGTTGATATTTTTTCTTTTCGTTTTGAGGCACTAATTCAAGTTTACATTTTTCTTCAAGCATTTGCTTCTTGACTTCTACACGAGTTTCATAAAGTCTTTCTACAATTTCTGGAATAATACCTTTTTTATCTTTTCTAAATGCTGAACCATTACCACACAAACAAGTTTCTGAATCAACTTTAATATCTCCCGACAAAATTCTATCTGGCGAAATATGATTGTTTAACATATTAGGTAAAAGTGTTTCAGGCGACATATTGTTCTGAATAATAATACTAGGATATAGAGAGTTTAAGTCAAAAGATAAAACCCAATTATGCATTCCTTCTTGAACTTCTTTTACATAACCGCCAGCAATCTGTTGTGAAGGTTCTTCTTTTGCACCACGAATAGTATAATCTGATTGTGGTATTTGATTAGCAAGTGGTACTTGATTTTTTCTACATAAGTTACGATAGATAATTGAATCCCATATTGCAGTTGTTCCAAGTGTATCATTATAGTTTACACCACCAAGATATGCAGTTGTCATTACTAGCGTAATCAAACCTAGTTTTTCTTCAAACCGATCAATCAACTCTACATCTTTAATATTGTAATCAATAAACTTTTGATAGTCAGATTCATATAAACGCTGTAGTGAACCAACATCAGAGTAATCAATCTTTGTATCACCAAGTACAACATGAGAGATATGATTTAAAGAATAAGATTCTTGATTACCGTAAGTATATGCAAACTTTTTAAATAGGTCGAGATAATCTAATTCATTGATGCCTGAAATTTTAAATGCAATGTTTTTACGTCCACGAATGTATATTTCATTACGATCAATTTTATTCCAAGGGGAAAGACGTTTAGAAATTTTATCACCAAGTAAATGTGCAATACGAGCAATAGTATATGGTGTATCAAAAAGTCTTGTATTCCATCCAGTAATAATATCAGGCATATTTTCGGGATTCGACCAATAGTCAACAAAGTGTGCTAACATTTCAGGCTCTGAATCAAAACGATAATATTCAATATTTAAATCTAACTCAGACTTTTCTTTATCATAATCACCCATACCCCAAACACGATAGAAAGTTTCACGAGAGCTTTTTAGTGCAATGGAAAGAATAGGAACTATTGCATTATCGGGATCGGGGAAACCTAATCCCATTTGTGTTTCAATATCATAAGAAACTACATTTACTAAATTACGATCAAAGGAAATTTCATTAGGAAACACATGCTGAATAAAAGCAGGAATATGTTTTTTATTTCCGTAAATATTTGCAACGGATTCGTGTGTTTTACAAAACTCTTTACATTCATACATAGAAGAAAAAGTTATTGGTTCAACATTCTCACCGTAAATAGATTTCCATTTAGTCGTTTTGTTTTTAGTCTGTAGATAAAGTGTAGGTTTGTACGGAACTCTTTTCTGTACGCGTTTTCCATTTGCATCGTATCCACGATATAAAAGTTTATTTCCGAATCTATCTATGTTTGTATAAAATTCTTTTAACATGCTACCATTATATTAAAATCATCTGTGAAAGTAAAGAACAAAAAGACAGAAGATTGGAGAGGAGCGACCTCTCTAAGCTTCCTAGATATACAGCGGGATTTACTCTTTACCCGTATTGTCAGAGCTGCAACGCCTTGCAGCTAACCTTATAGTAGTTACATCCAACAAACTCGGTTTACTCTGTATGGCTATCTCCACTTGGTCGTCACCATCAAGCTCCGATACTTTACCCACCTATAAGCAGGGGTTGTTCGGTCATATATATCTTACTTTGTTTCTTAAATTATGCCATTATTATACAATAAACTATCCTTTAAGTAAAGTCTTTTTTTCACTTTTTTTGCCAATAGTAATTACTCTTGGTTTCTTTTCATCAGGAATAACTTTATCAATGTCTATTTTTAATAATCCGTTTTCAAATGATGCACTTTGTACAACCATATACTCTCCAAGTGTCCAACGCTTTTCAAACTTACGAAAAGCAATTCCTTTATGAGTATACTGTTTTTGATCTTCACCTTTATCACCTTTGATAATAAGTGTTTGATCATCTACTGTAATTGTGATGTCATCATCACTATATCCAGCAAGTGCTAATTCAATAACGTACGAGTCGTTTTCTTTATTATGAACCACGTTATATACGGGAAAGTTCGTATCGTGGTATTGTACGTTTCGTTCGAGTCTATCGAACATTGTATCGAAACCGATGAATCGGTTATCTGGTTGTAGCATATCTATAATGCTACCAATATGTGCAGTTGTGAACTGTGTCATTTTTTTGCCTCCTTATTAAGCAAGTTATTAATTAATGAAGACCTCACTCGAGCATCTTCAAAATTATTTATATAAAATTAGTAAAGTTTTACAATCCAATTGCCATTTAATTGAATCGGTCTACCACCCTTTTTATTTCCAGCTCGTCTAGCTTCTGTTTTATCTGAAAAAGTTACAGGTGCACCAGTTTCATCTCTTAGAACTTTTAAGCCAGTTTCTATTACAGGTTCTTCTGTTAATAATGTTGGTTCTGCTGGTGGTGGGTTTGTATCTCCTACTACTTCTCGTAATTCAGAAACTAATTTAGCTTTAGTTTTTCTGCGATCTAGTTCGATACCATATTCACGACCAAGTTCTTCTAGTTGTATTTTATTTAATTTAGTTAAGTCAGTTGCCATAATTATTTCCTAATATTTCCTATAGAGTATTTAGACTCTAAGTTCCAATCACCTTTCTCTCGATGTGATAAAATTTTAATTTGTTTTAAAGAAGCAAATCTATTTTCTAATTTTGAAGGATCAACAATATCTAATAAACCCCAATCAGATAAAAGTTCAGTAATAGTGTTTCTACGCTGGACATCGTTCTCTGTTAGGTTTGCTGGTTTACCATCCAATAGAAATAATTCTTTAAAATGTACAATAAAGTATCTGCCTTGTTTGTGTAAAATGTGACACGACTGATACAGTGTGTTTCGATTCTTTTTAGATGAAACACCAATACGAGTTAGCGTTTCTTTAATCTTTAAAAAATCATCAGGTTCTTGAAGGGTTATTTCCACCATGTCAGGTGGTTGCCACTTCACAATCTCGTCAGTAATAAATTCCATAATCTTACATTCATTAAAACTTTATTTATAAGATTAAGAATCTTCACTTTCTTCGTTATCAGTCCATTTAGCGTAATCACCGTTTTCTACATCAGCAATAACTTCACTTATTACACTGTCACACGCATCCATTGCTCTTGTATGGCCTTTTTTATATCCTACAGCTTTACCAACAAAATACCATGCTACACATGCAGCTAATCCAAATATTCTCTCGTCCATTATATAATATCTCTTTTATTAATTACATACTTAAAAAAGTTTACAACTACGTTTGTCATAACTCCAAAGTAAATTCCTATTGATATGTTGATAAAAGCTGTAAATACTGAAAGTAAAAACATTATAGCTATTATTCGTCTTTCTAAATTTTCTCTATCTTCTTTTGTTACTATTAGTGGTTTCATTTATCCAAGCTTTCTTGTTAATGTAGCAGCAAGAGATTTAATATCTTCTGAATATGATGATTCCATATCAGAACCGCCTCCACCAAATATTCCCCACTTGTCACACATTTGATCGTATTCATAATCGCTAATTACTGGAAGGCCTTTACAATAATAAAGATATTGGTGTGCTTCAATTAATTTTTTCTTATCAATCTCGTTTAGTTCTTTGCTCACTAAGAGCCTCCTTCGTTAAATAGTTCTCTAAATTTTTTGATTTGTTTTTTATCAAATAAATCATACACTTGTTCAGCTTTCTCACGAGAGTAATTAAATGCACGTTGAATTAATTTAATATCATCTGTTGCTTGTTTTTGTTTAGACCACTTAGCAAATCTTTTTCTAGGTCTAAGTGCATATCTAAAAAAATCAAACTGCATGATATGAGGTAAATCAGATAATCTATTCATTTCATTTGCTAAAAGAATAGCGTCATTATGATAAGAAAGCCCGCGGTTAACGATAAAACAATTATAATCTTGAACTGTTTCTCCTCTTTCTTCGGATCGTTCGGTGGAAAATAAATCTTCACCACTAGCTCCTTTGTTAATTGAGTTTAAAAAGTCAAATGGATTCATTTTTCAAACCACTCCACTTCTTGTTTAGGATATTTGTAATAATCCCATACCTTTTCATAAAAGTAATGAATAATAGTCATAACAACAGATATGAATAATCCAAACCAAGTTGCATGCCAATCACCAAACCATAGTCTAGCTAATAATATACACATAAGAATAGATAATAATCTCCAAATAATTACTTTATGCATAGTGTTCATTATGATATACCCATAAGTTCTGTTAAACATGCTGCCATATTTAATTGTTTATCAGCAACAAATGCAGCTTTAAATTGATAATCACCAAGAATAATAACTGCTTGTGGTATTACACTTGGTTCGATAAATGTATAAATTTTGTCATAGATGTTTCTGAATATAACAGACGAATCTGTATCAGCATTTTCTGCAACCCATTTACGCATCTCTTTGAAATTTTTAGTTTTAATATATGTAGATAGAATATCAAGTTTTTGATCTGTCATAGAAACTAAAACATCAGAAGAAAGTTCGCCTGTCTTAGAATGTTTCTGACACTCCATTAGAACTCTTCTCCAATCGGGAGCAAACTTCATAATAAGTTCTGCAATAATTTTTTCTCTATAATCTACATTGTTTTCTTTTAAAATACCTTTAAGTTTAAATAGAAATTCTCCACAAAGACGAACTAAATCTTCTTTAGAAGTATTGAAGTCAATAACAGAACATCTTGAATGAAGTGGCTCAATAATTCTATTCTTAAAATTACAAGTAAGAATAAATCTACAACTTGAACTGAACTCTTCGATAAAAGCTCTAAGTGCTGGTTGTGTTGATTGTGCATTCAAGTAGTCTGCTTCATCAAGAAGTACTACCTTATGTTTTCCACTATGTAACGATACCGAAGACGCAAACTGTTTTATTTTCGAGCGTAACGTATCAATGCCACTTTCTTCTGAAGCGTTAATTAGTAGAACATCAAGATCAAGCTCATTACAAAGAGCTCGAGCAACAGTGGTCTTTCCAAGTCCCGAAGTACCACTTAAAATCATATTAGGTATCTCACCCTCTTCAACTATATTTGTAAAAATCTTTTTTAGTTGATCAGGTAAAACACAATCTTTAATTTTGGCAGGTCGATATCTTTCAACCCATAAGTAATTTTTAATTTCATTCATAGTAAAAATATATCACAATATAATAAAAAAGTCAATAAAAAGGGAGCATTTTAAAACTCTTACTCAGGAGCATTAACTAATTCTAAAAATTAGTTTTCGACATCATCAATATCAATAATGTCCGTGTCTGCAGAATCTAAAGTTTCTGCTGCTACAGCATCTTCAGGCGGTGGAGGAGCTTCATCATTGGGTTTATGAAACTCAATGAAGGTAGTTAACCTCTCACGAAGTCGGCCGACGTCAGCCAACTCTGCTCCTTCAAAGGCACCACGCTTAGCAACAGTATCAATAATTGCCACTGTTACAGCAAAGTCACCTAAATTTATATCAGGTGCTGGGCCTTTAGAATCACCTACAGCTGCTGCTGCATCATAAGTGTTTTCTTCACTCATAGTTTAGTCCTCATAGGTTGATGTTTTTTCTAGCGCTATCCAATACTCAACTATTGGATTCCGATTATTAGATTTCCAACTTGATATCAATTTGTTTGATACTTGCAAGGTATAATCATCTTGAATCAATTTAAGGTTAGAGATCAAAAATTGATAATCATAATTTCCACTTGGAACTTTAGTTGGTGTAACTTTTTTACTCCAAGTGTTTGCTGTTGGGTTATTTGGATCACACACTTTAACTACAGTATCATTATCTTCTTTTGTAATAGACAAAACTGGATGCCCTAATGCTGATGCTGCTTTTTTAACTTGTGCAATCTCACTTTCTGTTAAAGTCATTTCTAAATCTGCTTCTGGCATATTAATTGTTTTTGCCGGCTGTGTAAGAATCTCAGCATTTGCAAATCGATAAACGACTTTATCATCAGCACCTTTGATCAATACTGCATTATCAGTGAACTCTAATTCAGCACCATCAATAAGATTGAATGCAGATAGGAATTCATTTAGATCATAGATACCGAAGTCCTTGTCAAAAGTTTCACTAATGTCAGCTGAAACCATAATATTTCTAGCTTCACTAATCGACTTTAGATTAGAACCAGCAGAAACCACAAGGTTTGGTTGAATACTTGCGAAGTTACGAAGAACTTCTATTGTTGCTTCACTAATTTTCATAATGTATTATTTTCCTTCTTTATTTATATAAAAAATTACCTGCCCCGAAGAGCAGGATTTTTTGAGGTTAGGTTAGGTTAGGTTATGCTTCTTCAGCAAATTCTTCCGTGTATTCTTCATAACGATTTAAATCATCTTCCTCTTTTCCGAAATCTGCATCTTCATCTATCTTAGTATAAAGATCAAGGAATGCATCTCGTGTTTCTTCATCAAACCTTGAAATACAAAGGTGGATTGATTTCATTCTGTCATTGAATATTGCGTATGTTTTAGTTATGTGACACAATCTTCTAGTAGAGACAACATCTTCGACACCATCAGCTTCAAAGGTTTTTCTAATAACATTTGACCATGCGATCAGTTTGTCTAGAAACTCTTCATCTACTTTATCAAATTTTTTCATGTGAGCCAAAACAATCTTTTTCTCAACAGTTGGTTTTGGAAATGGCTGATCTATTGCAGCTACGAATCGTTCTAAGAACGCATCATCGATAATTGTTGCAGCTGTGTATCGACCATCAGATGAACCACGACCTTTTGTATTTGCTGTGGCTATCACATTAAAACCTTCTCTAGGTTTGATCACTTCGCCAGTCTTTTTAAGAAGAACGGGATTACCCTCAAGTATACCTTGAAGACACATGATCTTATTTGTAGCTCTATCAATCTCATCAATTAAAAGAATACATCCTTTTTCCATGGCTTTAATAACTGGCCCTTTTTGGAAAATAGTTTCACCATTGATTAATCTAAAACCACCAATTAAATCATCTTCATCCGTTTCGGGAGAAATCTGAGCTCTGACATATTCTCTGCCAGTCTTAGCACATGCTTGTTCAACCATCATAGTCTTACCATTACCCGAAGGGCCTGAGATATAAACGGGAAAAAACATTTTAGATTTAATAATCTTTTGGATTGTATTAAACTCTCCCCACTTCACATATTCGGGAAGTTTTTCGGGAATGTAAATTTCGTCATCAACAACTGAAGCAACTGATCTTAGTTCCATTGCTGGTTTTGCCAAGTTTAGAACTGGCTCTCCTACATTATCATTAACACTTGGAAACTTATAGTAACCACGTTTATCTGCTGGAACCATTGACTTGTAAACGACATTCTTGCCTTCACGATCTGTCATACCATAATCACTAGCAGCTTTGTAAACATCGGAACGCTTTACAACATTTCCGCCGAAGTGAGCTTTTAGAACATCAGTGTTCTTTTTCAATATTTCTTTTCTATTCATAATTTAACCTTTCCTAACTTTCATACCTATATTATTATCTAAATTTAAACCAATGTAAAGAATAAAATGCATCTAATTTCATTTTTTTATGCTACCATTTCTGCAAACTTTTCTAAAAGTATTCGACTGTTTCTAGAAGAACTTTTGTTTTTAGCAAACTCTCTGGCTAGTTTCTTTTGAGAACTAGCTGAGTCAGCCATACTTTTGCCAGCTCTGTCTGTTATCTCGGGATTGAATTCCTCTTCTGTTATTATTTTTGGATTACAATCCATAAAGAAGTAAGAGTCATATCCATTAAAATCTTTCAGTTCAAGATGTTTTTGTTTATTGTATTTTTTACTAAATTCTCTTTTTTCTACATAACCAAAACTAGAACCGAGTCGGTAATTAACATCACTTTTACTATTTGGAAGAAAGAAACCGATTGTAGTCACATCTTTTACTTTACCAAGTGCTTTAACAATATGTTCAGTTTGTGTTCTATTATGTCTTGGAATAGACACTCTTTTATTTCCAATTTTGAAAGACAGACCACTGTCAATGTATCTTTTATTAAGACTTATTCCGTGGCTATCGCCATCACTTAATGTAATCAACATTAATTTTTGAATTGGATTCTCTGCTCTAAATTTATCAATCAAATGAACAGAAGCTAGAAGACTTGAGTTTAGTGGAGTACCACCAAATTTTTCACTTTCACTACGAAACCAAGGATCATGCTGACCACAAGAAAAATGTTCTGCAATTAACCAAAGATATTTTCTAAAATAAATTTTTTCTTTTTTCTTCATTTTACTTGAAAGAGGATTTGTTATTCTCACACCCTCTAGAGATACTTCGTCTTGAAATCCAAAGTCAGATTCGTTACCCCAATACCCACAATCAGTAAAAGAATAAACTTCATAAGGTATTCCAACTTTATCACAAAATTCTGTTAAAAGAAGTGTTTGTTTTAAAACAGCACCAATCGTACCGTGCATTGAGCCAGAGTAGTCAACAAAGAAAATCATACCGTGAGATTTTGCATTTGCTAAATTAGTAACTGAAGCAAAGATGTTATCATCATACTTGTATGAATGAATTCTATTAACATCAAGTTTTCCCGAACGAGACACTTGAGCTCTTGAGTATTGATATGCTGATTTCTTTCTTTCAAATTCACGAACCAAAGTTGCAACTTTTTTTGAAGTTTCTTTTTTAAATGTTAAAAACAGTTCAGAAGGATCAAGATTATCATATATATATGTCTCACTATTCCAAGACTCGATTGGTTCATTCCATATTTTTTCAAATGATGAGTCAGCATTAATAAGAACAGCTTTACGTTCTTCATCTAAGTCTTTGTAGTTTACTAAAACTTTGTTTAAAGATTTTTTACTTGGAATCATAGCATTAATATCAGCGTATGGATTGGCTTCCAGTTTGTCAAATTGCTCTTGTTCAAGTGTTTCATCAAACTTTCTTTGAGTATCTGATTTGAAATCTTCTTTTAAATCTTCTATTGGTTCTTCGGGTGCTTCATTTCCGTTACTTGGAACATTCTTACTACCATCTTCTTCAGCTTCTGTACCGTCATCTTTAAAGTCATCATCGTGGCCAGATAAATCTTTGGATTCATTTTCTAATTCTTCTAAAGCTTTATTAAAATCTTCATCAGTAATATCATTATCATCAGCACCTCCACCCATTGGTGGTGTTTCGTCTTCATTGTTATCGGGAACATTTGGCTCGTTATGTTCGAACTCTTCTTGTTTACCTTCTTTTTCTTCTTTTTCTTTTTCTAAACGATCAACAATCTTTTGATAAATTTCCATAACATCTTCAAATGTTTCTGCTGCATAACATTCATTGTAAAGTTCTAACTCTTCATCATTTAAAGGAACATCAACAATTTTACCAACTTTTGCATGAAGATTAAGTCTGTCTAAAAAGTTTAAATCTGTTATCTTGTCTTCGTCAACACCGAAGAATCCGGCATCCCATAACTCAGTGTAACCCTCTTTGAAATAACGAGGTAAGCCAGGATATGTCTTTTGAATCATTCTTTCGATTCGAACATCTTCTACAATATTAATAACGTCAAAGTGTGGCATACCTTTCACAAATTCTAATTCTTCAAGAGGAGTATAAAGTGCGTGGCCAACTTCGTGACCAAGTAACATATCGTAAACTGATTTATTTTTGTCAGACCAATCGGGTAAACCTAAGACACGATTCTTAACATCGAAAAATGCTGTCTTATAATTACCGTGATTGATTGTGATGTCTTCACGGGCCAGGAGTTTTCCTAGAGCCGAACGATGTTCTTTTGAATCCTTAACTATCATAACTTAACCTCTCATTTTCTATAGCTATTATTTCATACAATAATCGGTATGTAAAGTAAAAAAATGCAGAAATATCACTTTATTTTGCTGAAGTTATTTACCTTATGAAACTCTATTTTTGCAGGGAATTTGCCATCTAATAGGTCTTGTTTATGTGATATAACAAATGTATTTGTGTTTTTATCAAGGGTAGCTAGGATTTTAAATAGGTTATCTACACCATCAGCATCTAAAGATGAGTCAAAGGTTTCATCTAAAACTAATAGATTTGTATTAGCTGAATTTTTTAATTTAGCAATCTGTCTCCAAGAGAAAAGTAAAGCCAAATCAATTCTTTGTTTTTCACCTTCAGAAAAAGATGGATATGTAAATTCATCTCTGTATCTAGATTTGATTGTCTCATCAAAGTTCTCATCTAAATGGAAAGAAACAAAAAAGTCTAATACTTGCAAATATTGATTGATAAGTTTATTCATTACTGGAAGATACTCTTTAATAATTTTTGTTTTAATTCCCGTATCTCTTAGTAATTCATAAAGAGCATCATAGTATGCTTTTTGTGTAATATGTTTATTTTTTAGTTCAGTTGTTTTTGTTTTAGATATATTAAGAGTATTTAATTCTTCTTTACTATTTGATGTATCTTCAGATGGCTTATCTATTTTTTCTTGAAGTTTTTTAATCGTTGTATCTTTACTTTTAATATCACCACTGAGACGAATTAAATCACTAGTAAGATTTTTAAATTCATAAAATGAATCATTTATATTTTCAAAGTCTGTTTCTGTTTGCTCTAATACATCTTTTAATTCTGTTAAGCCAGATTTTGTTTCTGTAATATCTTTTTCATAATCACTGATAGCATTTTCTTTTAGCTCTACAGATATATCTTGGCCACAAGTTGGACATTCTTTATTATCTTCAAAAAACTTTTTCTGGGAAGATAGATTTGCAAGCTTACCTTTTATTTGTCCTTCAAGACTTACAAGTTGTTTTTTCTTTGCACCAAGTTTATCAACCTCAACTTTGTCAGGCCCACCTTCAGAAATTTTTTCTTCTAATTCTTTTTTCTTTTCTTCAAGCTTGTTTCTTTCTTCTTCTAATAATTCTTTATCAGTAGTAAGTTCTTTTTTCTTTTCGTCATCAATAGATTGAAGCTCACTAATATGTGAATTAGTTAATTTAATTTTTTCATTTAGTATTTCAATACTATGTTCTACATCTTTAAGTTCTGATCTTAGAATATTATATTTGTCTTTTAGAATAGCATTCATCTTTGTGAAAACTTTTATATCTAATAGGTCTTCGATTACATTACGCCTATTCCAAGGATTCAGTTGCATAAAAGGAATAAAGTTACTTGATCCAAGTACAACTACCTGATGAAAAGATTTATGATTTAATTTTAAAATATTTGTTTCAAGAATTTTCTGATAGTCACGTGCATGTGCTTCTTGATTTAATAATTTTCCATTTCGATAAATCTCAAACTTGGTTGGTTTTGCTGATCTAATAATTTTGTACTCTGTAGTTCCAATAGTAAACTCTACAGTAACAACAAGGTGTTTACCATTAATAGAATTTACTAATTGGCCTTTATTTATTGATCGATGTGGTTTACCAAATAAGCCAAAAGAAAGAGCATCTAACATTGTAGATTTACCAGCACCATTAGCACCAACTACTAGTGTAGAAGAATCTTTATTAAGATAGATTATTGTTTCTTGATTGCCGGTTGAAAGAAAATTTTTATAAGTAAGTTTTTTAAATACTATCATAGTTTTGTGCTTCTACATAAAGCTCTTGTAACATTTTTTTAAGTTTATCATTATCTAAATCAGTTTCAGTTGCATCGACATAACTATTTAAAAGTGTTGCTGTATCAACTGTAGAAACTTTACTGTCTTCGATTGAATCACCGCTGTACTCTTCGAATGTTTCTAAAACTTTAACTTCGTATGGATTGAAATTATACACTTTTTCTAGGAATTTGTCAAACTCATAAAGATTCTTTTTCGAAGTTACTATAATTTTTATATACTTACCTTTAACCATATCTTCACGAAGTTTGATTGGATCATCGTCCCAAATAAATTTATTATAAAGTGTGTATGGATTACGAACTGCTTCTATCTCACGAGACTCAGTATCAAAGACATGAAAATATTTTGGATCACCAGCATCTGACCATGTTAACTCGAATTGAGTTCCAAGATATGTGATATTATCTTGAGTTGATTTAGTATGATAATGGCCAGAATAAACTGCTTCAAATCTTTTGAACATCGATTTATCCATACCATGTGATTTAATATTTGTATTAGCCATATACTTAAATCCATCAAGTTCAAAATGACCCATGATAATTTGAGAGCTGGTATTTTTTAAAAAGTCCATACACTTTTCTTTATTCTCTTCACATATCCATGGCACCATGCCAATAGTAATATTATCATATTTTAAATCAATGGGGTCTTGATAAATTGAAACACAGTCATCATATTCATATAAGCATTCTTTTAAAGAATTAAGTATATTAGTATTTTTGTAATAAACATCGTGATTGCCTGGAATAATGCTCATGTGTATTCCTTTCTCACGAAGTACATCAAGGAAAACTCTTTTGTTTTGATTCAAGGCTTTAAAGTTTATAAACTTACGATGTTCAAAATAATCGCCAAGATGGAGAATTGTATCTATTTGATTTTCTTTTAGATAAGGAAAGAAAACTTTATTGTAAAATTCTTCAGCACTATTTAGAAATACATCATTGCCATTTTTGACACCACAATGTGTGTCATTCAATATTGCTATTCGCATAATATAATATGTCCTTCAACTATTTAATAAAGTCGTCAATAGGGCCCGTTTTTTGTTTACGAGCTTTTTTTACTTTTTTACCAAAATCTTTTAGCTTATTATCTCTATCACGAATCTGTTGAGTCTTATGTCGTATGCGATCAATGACTGCACCCGACTTACCTTCATATTCAGTGAAGTCTGCAAAAGCACCATCTCCAGCATAATCCATATACAATTCTTTTATGTCTTGTTGTTTCTTTTCTTTAGCTATTCTTCGAAGGAAAGCAAAGTAGGATATTTGTGTGAAGTATGCAAATGCATTTGGTAAACCAGTTCGTGTAGCTTTATTAATATCATAATTCATAACAGCT